ATCCTCGCCAATGCCCTTCTTAATGCAACCAAGGAGCTTGTTGGTTTGATTAAAGGCCGCACAATTACCGCAACGCATTTTCTTTGCCGTGGCTACATCGCCTTGGAATTCGTCTGCCTTTGCTTTCAAATAATCCTCGTTAGGTTCGTTTGGATTCGCAGGGCCGTAGTTTGCATCGTCCACGGCGTTTTGCCTGTTGGCTAAATTGGTTTTGATGTCTTGCGTTGCGATTGGGCAAGAGGCTGGTTCTTCAAGCTTTGCATCTCGACTGTCCATTTGTTTGATGAGCTTTTTAACCCAAGAGAATCCAGCATCTCCACCCCATCCATTCCACGCTTGCCATCCTTTGCCTTGATCGTCCCAGCCAGCACCCTTTTTATCGACTTCGTGACGGCTAAAGAAAGAGTGCATCCTGCGAATTGTATCTGGCGATAAGGTTTTGCCAGCAATCAAATCTCTAGCCCTAGCGATGCCAACAGAGGTCATTCCCCGCTGGCTTGGTGGTTTCTCGCCTCGAACTTCCAAGGCTCGTTTGGCGGCCTCTCTAGCTCCCTGCGGGGGCGTAAAATCAATGTCAGAATACTTACCCAACTCGCAAGCATTAAGTATTCCGTTAATAAGCATCTTAACGCTTTTGTTGTCTAGCTTGGAAAGTTCCTCTAGGTTATTATCAATCTGCTTGCCACCAACCTTCTCTGTGTCCTCGGTTGCTCCTTTTTCGGTTGGTTCACGCTCCTCTCCTACATCAATATCTCCATCCCCACCAGTTGTTCGGCTTGCCGTGTCTTGTTCTTTAATCGGAGGGACAACAACAACTGCGTTCTCATCTTGTGGCTCATCTTCCATCTTTTCTGGAATAGCTTGCGTGGGTGTAGGGGTTTTTGTGGAGGGTGCGATTGTTCCGATATTAATTCCTTCCACAATCTTCGATGCCTCGTCTGGTGAAATGAATGGGAAGGCGGCTGTGATGATAGAAACAGAACCCTCCTTGGAGATTGCACCAGAAGCGACTGCATTGATAACTTGAATAAGCGATGCGACTTGTGCCCCATTGAGTGCTTGATCTGCCACATAGGTTTGATCTGCTTGTGGAGTTGTCTGGTCGCTGGCTTGTGTTTGGTCTTGTGAGGGTTGTGAAATAGAACCAAGAACCGTATCGGAAATTGCGTTGGGTTGAACCCCATATTGTTTTGCTAGATCATCTATTAGCTTTGCCTCTAATGCTCTTTGTCTGATTGAACTTTCAAAATCGAGTCCTTTCTCCGAGTAAATTTGACTAGCGTTAGTTAGACCTGCTCGAAACTCGGCTATATTGGCTTGGCTCTCTCTACCTAAATCTATTGATACATTCGCTCCAAAGTTAAAAATTCCCTTGGTGCTTTTGCTTCCAAGATTATTTGCAATCAACCCCCTCGCAACTCCGTCTGCAATTACAATGTTCTTGAGGGGACGAAGAACCCTATCCTCTAGAAGCTTCTGGTATCTGCGGAAAGTGCGTCCAGCTTGTTGCATTTCAAGTCTAGCTGTCGGGCCAGACATTGAAGATGGGTCTACCGCAAAGCTATAAGGAATGCCCACACCCATACAAATGTTTCGCAAAAGAATCTTGTGAAACTCTGCAAACGCACCAGAGGGACGGCTCGGCCCATCGGGGAAAACTATGTCCTCATCAACTTCTAGATAACTTACTTTGCCCGGTTCAATGGTTTCTAGCTTGATTCCTTGGTTGTCTGCGTTGAGGTCATTGGTTAGCGAGGAAAGATCAGAGGCGTTATTATTATTCCGCTTTACGATTCCAGCTTGTGAACTGGCGTATTTAGCGGCCATCTTCTCTGAAGCAATAATCTCGTAGATGTCCACGCAATCATTGATTGCCGTGTGGAAAGCAGAGATTCCCCGATACTGGTCAATGCGAAGCGGATCGTAAAGATGAAACGCTTGGCTTGCTGGTACGGTTGTTTGGAAAATATAAGCGTTGCCATAGGTGCGAAGGTAAATGTCGTATCCAACTGGTGCGCCAGTTTCTTGATCGACGTGGATTCCGCTAATAAGATTAAGGCTTGTGTAGGTTCTATTTGGGTCTCCGAGTCTGTCTGCCTCAATACCTTGCAATTTCAAATTGCCCTGCTGGTCGCGGACTAAAACAAAAAGAAAATCTCCGTCACGAAGCATCGACATCATAGCGATCTGCATTAGGAATGAGCCAGTATTTCTTCCAGATAGATCGCACTTGTCCCACCACTCATTCCAATATGCCTCAACATCACTATTGACCTTGGGGCTTTCTGTTCTGGCTTGGTAAGAGATGTTCCCCGCACAATGGCTTGCAAACTTCATCAATAGGCCACGAACAAGCCCAACATTCTCTGCTAAATCCCTAGAACGCTTTAGCAATTCTACTCGATCATAATTAGAACGGAAACCCTCTGCGCCAGACAAGGAGGACGGCCCTCGGCGTTGTCTATTGTATTGAGTTGCGTCATATTCAAATGCCGTGAGCTTTGCCCTAGATGCCAAACGCTCAACGGCGGCTTGCGGATTAACAAAGGCAATCGCCTTATCAATTAGGTTTAGCTCAACCTTCTTCACTTACGCCATCCCAATCGAACGAGCAGGGCCGAACTTTGCGTAGGTGGTGCGAATCCTTCCACCAGTTGCTTGCTGAATGGCTAGGGTAAGTTCCGCAATCGTATCTCTCACCTCACCCAGATTCGCCCTTGAGAAAGAGCGTCCAGCTATAGAATAGCTTGAACCCGCCACCGCAATCGCTTCAAGACAAGTGATATATTTATCACGCAGAGAAGTTAGGGTGGTGAGGGGTAGTCCAATAAAATCACCCTTCGCCATTCTCAACCTCCTCTGTCAAACTTGCGGGCGAGACTTTCAGTCTCCCATAAAGTGCCGCACCAACGATGTTCATACATTCGCAGTCCATTAAATGATTATGCTTTCCGACTTGCTTCCACACAAGCCTTTCCCTTCCAGTCATAGGGTTTTTCACCCGTACCTTCACCTCTGCCTCGATATGCACTCGCCAAACATCGGGGGTATCTAGGGCTATGTAGCCGGGTTCTTTGATTAGGTTGGAGAGAATGTCTTTAATGGATGGGTTTGACCATCGCCAGACTGGGCAGAACTTCCACTTCCACCCTGCCTTCGATTGAACTGCCTTTCCACTGAAGGGGTCGCCATTGGCGATTCTGGCATAGGGGCGTTGTAGTTTTTGCTCACCCACAATTTCAGAGAAGCTGGTGCGGTCTGAACCCACCAAAGCTATGTAGCCGTTCACGCAACAGTTGTAGTACACTAGCCTCGTCTGATCGCCCGAATCGCAGAAAACGCACTTGGATTCCACCCCAAACTCCTCTGCCTTGGCTTGGATGTCTCCCCAAGTCTCAAGCCGTCCAGCCCATACTAGCCTCGATCTTCCCTCAATGTCCCAAGCCCTAACAACACACCAAGCGTGAAAGCCCCCCGCCTCTTGAATGTCGCACGACATAATCAGCTTCTCATTAACTCTGACTTCCCCCATCTTATAATCGCCAGCCACAATTTCCATCTTCTCGCTTTCGTGTTCCATCCAAGGCTCTGCTAGAACTCGATTCACGAAGTCTTGTAACCCTATGATTCCATTGTGCTTGTCTTGCAGAAACTTCACCGCCAAGCTTCCGAAGGATACCCAAGGGGCATATAGGCCATTGAGATGATAGGAGCGTCTGGCTGGTTCACCCTTAGGTTGGTTGCCCTCCACTCTCCCTCCCGAAGCATCTTGGTTTTTTGTCCGTCTGTAATCTTGCCCTTGCACTCCTCGCACTCGTAGTAGGTCGAGGATTTAACTAGCTTAAAATCATAAACCCCATCCTCAATCTTGGCCGATTCGTCCCACTTCACTTGCCCCCAAACTAACTTTTGCTTGTGCCCACAATGAGGACAAGGAACAAAGTAGAAACGCATATCCCCTTTTTGCCACTCGCTCCAAATGATTGAGTCGGCACTTGTCGGAGTGCTGGTTGCTATGATGAGATGGTTTGGGTAGGTACTGACTCGTGCCTCTGCTAATTGAACTGGGTTCGCCTCTCGCCCCGAACCCGCTTGCTCTGGGAACTTATCGACCTCATCCATACATAGCAAAGCAATCGAGCGACTGGAAAGAGCCGAGGGGCTAGTGCCAGCCCACCACACCGAGCATCGCTTAAAGTGTTGCTCTAGGATTTTTATTTTGTCGGTGTTGTCTGGCTTCTCTTTGGCTAGGGCTGGGCAATCGTCAATCATTGGCAACCACCTAGTCTCTGTGAATGATCTGGCTAAATGCTCGCTAGGCATTACCCATAGGGCGGGGCAAGGTCGCTCCGCTATTCGATACGCTAGTCCAGCTAGAATCGTTGTGGTCTTGCTTGTCTGCGCTCCCCATACCAACACGACCCTCCGAATCGAATCATCACCAAAAGCCTCTAGGGGTTCACGGACATAGGGCGTGAGCGTTGTCGAGTACGCACCGGGTATGTTCGTTACTCTTGCGGAGAGCGTTAGGTTTTTCTCTGCCCATTCTGGAATTGAGAGTTGTTCCCTTGGCTCAAACAAAAGACGAGCAAAGTTCTTGGCTTCATCAATCTGATTCATCTCTTAACCAGATAATCTTTTGCGTATGCCCAAGCTGGGTTCATATGGATTTGATGATGGCACTCGAAGCACACCGCCAAGAAAAACTCTACCTCGTTGAGCCTATCCCCAAACCTTCCCCGCCTATGGTGAACTTGGCTTGCCATCTTGCAACGGCACACTTGGCAGACTGGATTGTTGGTTAGAAACTTCTCTCGAACATCTTTATAGACTTCGTTCTGGCCTTTTCTCTTTGCAGATACTCGGCGTAGTTTCCCGCCTCGCTTGAGTGGGGTTTTGCGTTTAAGTGGAGAGCGTTTCATCGGTCAAAGAATGGAAGCACTATGCCTAGAATTGCGATTGCTACTAGCAAAACAATAAAGCACTCGTTCATTTGAATGCTCCTTCTGCTTTCTGAATCGTAACAAAGATTTGATCGATGCCCTCTTGAATAGCCCTTTTAGCACATTCTGGGTCGCTGGGGTTTGCTCTTGCGGCCAAGCTCGAAGGCATAGCGTCCATTAGATTTCTAATTGCTCCCAACCACTTGCCGAACACTTCTCGCACCTCGTCCATTCTGACTAGCACTCTGGTTACTTCCTCGAATCGGGCGTGTTCCATTTCTGCTTCTGCGACTCGCTTTTTTGCTTCGCCCCATCCTTGAACTGCGGCTCGCATAGCAACTGGGTTTTGATTGTTTGCCGCCGTAGCTACCAATGAGTAAGCAACTACCTCGGCTTGCTTCGCTCGATTCAATCTGCCAAGCGAGGTTTTCGATTTGTATGACTCGGCATCCGAGTCTTTTAATGGCTCTGATGAGGTCGGGGATGGTGTCCGGGCTATCTGTGATTTGCTCACTCGCTTCTGGTTGGCGAGCCTCCATCTTTGAGCGTCTGACTCTGAAGTGAGTGGCATACCTCGCTTTACCATTCGAGACAACTGCCCCGCATCGATGCCCCACTTTTCTCGAAGTTCTTTTTGCGTAATCATTGGCTAGTGTAACTGCGGAGGGATAGTCCTCATTCATTTGGCAAGCGTGGCCTTTTTGCCAGTAAGGTTTTCCCATCGCTTTACAATCACATCGCAGTAGTTGGGGCTAATTTCCATTCCGTAGCATTTGCGTCCTAATTGTTCGGAGGCGATTAGGGTTGAGCCACTTCCTAAAAATGTATCTATTATTAACCACCCTAATTTACTGCTGTTTTTTATTGCTCTTTCGCATAACTTGATTGGTTTCATTGTTGGATGCCCATCAGATTTTTTTGGCTTCGGATATTCCCAAATAGTATCTTGAGTTCTGTCCTCCACTCTTTGTCTGTTTTTTCCTTCTTTCCAGCCATATAAACAAGGTTCGTTTCTTGAGTGATAATCTCCTTGAGAAAGAACTAAAGAATCTTTCACCCATTGAATTGTTGGCGGCTTTGCTTGCCTCCATCCAACATCTCGAATTGCTCCTATAAATTCATAGGCGTGTATATCTGGATGCCAGATATAATAATTTGCTCCATCTCTCAAATTTAAGTTAACATTTATTAAACAATCGAAAATAAATTTTCTTAACTTTTCCCCCTTTAAGTGATCATTTGTAACGCCTTCGTAATCGACCCCATAAGGCGGGTCGGTGAAAACCATATCTGCCTTTTCTCCGTTCATAAGCCTAGATACATCTGCCTCGCTTGTTGAGTCCCCACAAAGCACTCGGTGTTCCCCCAGAATCCACAAGTCACCCAGCTTGGTGATGGAATCGACTGGAACTTCTGGTGCTTCGTCCTCGGTTACTTCTGGGTGTGCGTCCTCCATCATCAACGCAATCTCGTCCATCCCGAACCCGGTAATTTCCATATCCAGATCGCCAGTATCGATTTCCTCTAGGATATCTTTGAGCATCGGCATATCGAACTCTCCGCTTAACTTGTTGAGGGCTATGTTGGCCGCCTTCTCCTTCTGCTCGTCCAGATCAACCGCCCAAACATCGACCTCGGTTTTGCCCATCGCCTTATAGACCTTGAGCCTCTGGTGGCCTCCGACCACATTCCCAGTTCGAACATTCCAAGTGATCGGTTGGATGTTTCCGAACTCCGCTAGGCTCTTGGTCAATCGACCCATCGCCTCGTCTGTAATTTTTCTTGGGTTATATTTTGCCGAAGAAATTTCGCTGATTTTTTTGGTAAGCAAGCAGGGGTATTTCATAATTGTTGGAAAAGTTACAAAAGATTTGTGGTGCAAGTGTTTGACATAAAGGTTCTTGGGTCAACTCTCACAAAATAGCCGCGCCTCGGAACC